TAAGTGGAAGTACGAAGGGGAGTCTTTTGATCTTCCCGATAATCTTTCCGCAGAACAAGCTACTTCCCAAATTGAAGCTATCCTTGAAAATCGGCGGATAAAAGAAAGAATCGGCGAGGGAACTCCGAGCGGGCAAGGCGCGCCGGATACTGCTTCTACGGATGAAAGTATATCACCTAAACCTTCTGCCCCCTCAAGAGAAGAAGAAGAAGGCTTCTTAGGTCAAGCTTTTGAAGGTGTCATGAGTGGTGCTACTAGGATTGTACAAGGCCCTGCTGAACTTGCCGGTATTTACACAGACTTAAAGTATGTCAGTGACCCTGTTTTTCAAGCAGCGATGCGAGAAAAAGTAAAAAACGGTGAGGCTATTCCCGCCTCATCAAATACTCCCATGACAGATCTGGTTATTGATAGTTTTGATGCTGTGCGCGAAACCCTTGATTTTACTCCAACCACCACTACCGGTAAAATATCAGAAGCTTTGACTCAGTTTGCCGGCCCCGGTTACTTGGCAGCGAAGACCGTTGAAGGAACCACTAGGCTAGGTCGGTACGCTACAGTTAATCTTTTACGAAAAGGCAAAAGAAATCTTTCAAAAAGGCAAAGACTGACACTAACAGGGCAGCAAATCGGTGCCGCTGCGGGCATTGATTTTATTGTAGCCAATGATGACACAGAAGGACTGCATGACTTTTTTGAGCTAGGCCCTGATCGCTCACCTGAAAAAGTAGTTGGGGAAACAGCTCTTGAGTCTTCAGCTATGCGTCTTTTGGATCGTAGTTTAATCGGAGAAGAAGCTGGATTAGGACAGGCTGTCCTGCCTCCTTTGCTTGGCGCTACTTTTAAAACAGTGGCAAAGGTTGGTGCAAGCCGGCCCATAGAAACTGTGTCTGATGTATTAGCACAAAATGGTTATCAGCTACCCATAGCTAGTTCTCTTCCACGGAGCTTTACAGAAAGAGCGCGGCAAACAACAGTTGCAGACTTACTAAGCCTTGGTGCCTTGCCTGCTGCCCGAGCTGGGATAGAAGCTACCACCAATGCAATTCTTAAACAGGAAGCTCGTATACTAGATCCTACACAGGAACTAAGAGCTTTCGACAGAATCCTTGGCGGGATGTTCGCCAACCTTCGGTATCGTGGATATCTGGACCCAGCCGCCGCAAGAATTAATTCACTGGTCAACGCTGCTATCGAAGGCGACGTTAAGGTTGCTGAGACTCGCCTTCGCAATGTAGAAAAACAGATAGACAAATATTTAACCAGTCCCGCCATGCAGGAACAAAGTGATGTTACCAAACAAACACTGCTAAATGCTTTTATGGATGTTCTGGAAACAGGGCAACGTCCAACAGATCTCCCCGATGAATTGTTTGCGTCGTTTAAATCTGCGCGGTCTGTGATTGACAAGCTGTCAGAAAAGCTTATTGACTCTGGCGCAGTACGCAACCTACCTGAAACGGCAGCACCGGGAAAGATGAGCCGTTCTCAGCTAATGCAGGTAATTAGAGATAACATTGAAACAGGCGGTTACTTGCGACGCCGGTATGCCGCATATGAAAACCCTGACTACAAAATAGAATCTGGCTCTGCGCGTGAGGCCGAACTGTTTAACATGATTAGGTCAAGCCGTGGCGGCAGGTATGAGTCCACAACCTTTAATCACATTAAAGAAGTGTTGGGCAAGACTGAAGATGTGTTTAAAGTAACAGACGACCAGACAATTGACACGCTGACTGAAAGACAGATGCGCGAGTACATCCGCCTTGTCTTAAGCAAAACACCCGCAGGTCGGAGAATAAGCAGTGAGCCTGTTGGCCGTACAGCTATCCGCAGACTAAATCCACAGCTTTTAAATCGGCGTAAGGTTGATAGCCCGGTACTAAAAGAAATCTTAGGCCAATCTAAAAATCCAACAGAAGCATACATCGCCACTGTTTCAGACCTTTCGACCTTTATTGCTAATGACGCTTTTTATACTCGGTTAAGACAAATCGCCAATGTTGATATGGAGGATGCACTTTTTCGGCGCGGTAAGTACGGCGAGCGCTTTGCCTCGCCTATAGAAAGAGAACAGCTCGCAGCTCTTCGGGAACAGAACCCCGCCGCCACCTTGGCTGATCTTGGACCAAAACGAAAGGCACGTTACATAAATCTTGTTGACGAGGTCGCTAGAAGAAGAGAAGAAATACAAGTGCAGTTAGATCAAGCTGCTGCAAGCGGCGCGTCTGAAGGTAGGATTAGACAGCTTATGTCGCAACTAGATACCGCTGAAGACGATCTGTTAAAAGAACTAAAGACCGAAGGCTATCACGTTATTGGACGTATGGATGGTGCCGGCAATATACGGTCGTCAGATCCCGGTGCAGCAGAAAGTGCGTTTGGTGAAATGCACAACATTGCTGTGCCTCAAGCTATGTGGAAATCTCTGTCTCGTAGAGCCGCAACTCAAAGCGAGGGTCTAAACGAAGTTCTTCGTCAAACCTACGGCATGATGATGAAGCTTAAGGGAATTACACAGTTTAACAAAACTATCTTGTCTCCAATCACGCAGGTTAGAAACGTAACCTCAGCCAGCCTTTTTGCAATGGCACAAGGAAACATTGGATCGGGGGCCAACATTTTTGAATCTGTGCAACTTGTGCTAAGAGATCTAGCGAACAAAACAGACGAAGAAGGTCTTGCATATCTGACTGATATGCAACGCAGAGGTCTTCTTGGAAGCAGCGCGGAGCTCCGGGAAATTCAGGATAACTTACGCAAGGGCACCGATCCACGAAACATGAACGTGATGGAAGATGCGGCTCTTGTTTCGGATGTAGCAACCACTGGTGACCGAGGCTATAGACTAAGACTCGGACCACTGGACCTTAGCGGATCGTTAGATAGAAATAACAGGCGCAACAAAGGATGGCAGTTCTTGGGTAAGATGGCAGACCTCTATCGTGCGGGCGATGATGTTTGGAAAATATACAACTATGAGTTTGAAGCATCGAAACTCCGTGAAGCCTACACCAATATTATTGATAACATCCGCCAAAATCGTGGAGCTATGACTGACGAGCAGTACAAGTTCCGTATTGATGCTGCCACAAACAGATTTAAAAAGTTTATTGATGGTGAAGAAGCCAGCTCAATAGAAGAGGCAATCAAAGATCGCGCAGCAGAAAATGTGCGTAACCTTGTACCAAACTATGAACTTGTGCCTCAAGTAATTAAAGATATTCGCGGGCTTCCTGTTGGTAACTTTATTGCTTTCCCGGCGGAGATTCTACGCACAGGATTTAACACCCTAGAAACTGCAGCTAAAGAGCTTACCAGTGACGACAAAGCCATTCGTGAAATTGGCATGAGAAGACTTATGAGCTCATTGTCTACTTTCTATGTAGCCGGGCCTGCACTTAGAGATATGTCAATGAAACTGGCGGGTGTTTCTGAAGAAGAAATGGAAGCAGCACGGACTCTTGCAGCAGATTATCAAAAGAACAGCACCCTTGTAGCTTTGGGTAGAGATCAAGATGGCCTGCTAGAAATTATGGACTACAGTAGGTTTAACCCATATGACGCATTGATCCGTCCTTTTGAGGCCCTGCTTAACAGCTTGGACGAACAGGACAAACTTAATCCCGATGCAGGCTTTGGAGAAAAAGCCATAAATGCAATGTGGGAGTCTGTGTACGGAGAATTTCTTGATCCATTTTTGTCAGAGTCAATTTCTTTTGCGGCGTTAAGAGATGTTGCACCGAAAGCTATATTTGGTAGAGGAGGTGAAACACAAACAGGGGCGCGTGTTTACCGGGAAGCAGAAACCCGCATGAAAAAACTAGAACGGGCCTTAATTCATGTAATCAATCAGACTGGCCCTATGAACCTTACCCCTGTAAGAGTTCCAACCGGCGCTGACTTAAACGAAATCGAGCTTTCCCGCCTGCCTCGGTCTTTGTTTAACCGCGTAGAGTCGTTTGGTATTCAAGAAAGAGAGCCAAGCACAGGCAGAACTTATGCCCCGAAAGGTGAGATTTTCAGACAGCTTGTAGGTTTGCAAACATTTAAAGTTGACCCAGACCGCATAGGTAGGTTTAAGGCAAACGAGTTTAAAGAGTTGCGGTCAGAAGCAGCCACGCTGTTTAACGACATGGCTAATATGGATTTCGCCGATGAGGATGATTATGTTCGAGGGTACCTCGCAGCAAACGAGGCACGGCTAAGAGTGTTTCGTAAGTTTGCAAAAGATATACAAGCTCTTCAAGATTTAGGCTTGAGTAAAAGGGAAGTAGAAAAACTTTTAAAAAGAGAAAAACTGGGAAGGCAAGAGATCAAAGCTTTGCTGAGAGGAGAATATCTTCCATTTACTCCAAGCAAAGAAAAGATTAAAGAGGCTAGAACTAAAGGCCACAATATACCAATGGGCACATTAAGGGTTCTTGAAGCAGAATTGAAGCGCTTGTCCATTGATCCTGATTACCCTGAAGCAGTGCCGGAAGGATCATTTACTGATCCGGAAGACAGAGCAAGTATGTCAGCGCCTGCTCCCGCACCCGTGCTTCCTTCTTTGGCTGGTGAAGCACTTCGAAATGTAACGCTGCCTAGCCTAATGCCTAGCCCACAACAGGCGCCGGCCCCCGGTCCAACAACCAAGGTTCCGGGACAGGCGGTCGGTACACCTGTTGGGTTTACTTATCAGGGTCAGCCAATACCTGCAGAACTTCTTGGTGGAAACCCAGAAGACATAATGAAGAATGTTGAAATATACCGCAGGAGTCAGCAGTGAATAAAGATCAGCTAAGGGAAGAGCTTGCAGAGGATGAGGGTTGCAAGTTTGAAATATATCTAGATCATTTAGGTCTGCCAACTTTCGGAATCGGAGCACTTGTCAAAGAGCATGACCCAGAGTATGGCCTACCTGTCGGGACACCTGTATCAGAAGAGCGTGTACGGCAGCGGTTCAACCTTGACATCGCTGTGACAATCGAAGATTGCTTGAGACTGTATCCAGACTTTGACGAGCTGCCCGAAGAAGCTCAGTTAGTCATTGCCAACATGTGCTTTAACCTCGGATACCCTCGCCTGTCCAAGTTCAAGGGCATGAAAGCAGGGATTGATGACAGAGATTGGGAACGCGCAGCCGACGAAATGGTCGATTCGAGGTGGCATGATCAGGTTCCGAACCGTGCAAAGCGTTTAGTTAAGCGAATCCGTGATCTCGCAAAGGACTGAAATCATTAAATAAAAACATCGATTCTCGTCGAGCTCAGTATCAATGGACGTACCATTATACCCCGAGGTCGCTGAGAATTGACGTTTTTGTCTTTGTACCCATCATTTCTACACACATTCCCTCTGATACTATAAATTGTCCTGCGGTTCGAGGATCATTCATTAAATCTATGGTCATTTCAGCAAGCCTATCATTGCACTGGCCGATTGTTTTATATGGCCCCCGGTTATCAATGGCCGTAATACACTGCTGTTGATTAAATACAAAGCACAATAATAGCATTGCTTTAAACATCTACCCTACCTCACCCCAGTTATCTCCCAGTTCAGCATCGACTTCAAAAGGAACCTTAAGATCAGGGACGCAGTTTGACATTATGTCAACAATTCTGTCTGCCTGTTCTTTGCTTTCGATGTTGAAACAAAGTTCATCGTGAACTGTAAGCATTGGACATAAGCCCTCACTGTAACAATCCACCATTGCTTTCTTTGTTTGGTCGGCGCTTGACCCCTGAATCA